CAGTGGACTGACGCAATCATCACACTGGGCATTGCCATTGCTGGCGGTATTGGCGTAGTGAGCGCAGACAAATGAACTGTGAGCCAATAAAATTACTTGTGAATGCTGGAATAGGTATAGCTGCAATAGCGGGTATTTTGTGGGCATCGGTAAAATTAGCAGGACAGCGGACAACGATGCTATTAAAGATTTTAGAAGATCACGCGAAAGGGCGGGGGAGCTGGAAAAAATGACAAATATTCAGAAAATGATTGCTTTTGAAGAGGGTAAGCGACTTGATGCTTACCCAGACACAAAGGGCGTTTTAACAGTCGGTATCGGTCACAATCTGGAGGCCGACAGCGCACTAGATATTCTTAAACGTCATGTACGACTACATGACAAGATCACTGAGGAAGAGTGCACAGCCCTTTTTAAGCGTGATCTTGATAAAGTCTATGCGGGTATTAAGCGCAATATACCGTGGTTCGATGGATTGCAAGAAAAATACAAGCCCGTCATTATCAACATGATTTTTCAAATGGGCATCGGTGGCACATTGGAGTTCAAAAACACGTTGAAAGCGATGCACGACAACCGACCGCTCGCAGTGGAAAAGGGAATGCGTAATAGCAAGTGGTTTCGAGATACACCCAATCGAGTTAATCGGTTGATTTTGTTGGTGAAAGGCGAAACCGTTAAGGGGTACGAGTGACAGCCGACCAGGTTTTTAGTGAGCAAGACTACGACATCGTAGCCAACCCATCACACCACACAAGCCATCAAAGCGGTGTGGAATGCTGGGACATTTCCTGCCACATGAGCGGTTCTTTAGCTCAGGCGTTTCAATACGTTTGGAGATTAGGCGACAAAGGCGGGGTGCAGGATTTAGAAAGGGCGATTAAATGGATTGAAAAAGAACTGACCATCGAACAGCCTATCCATTTAAAGCCGTCCCTAATTATCGATAACTTTAATTTAGTTTTATCAGCAGAGCAAGACGCGCATAAGTCAGGAGCAATGAGGCATATCGTTTTTGCTAATACTTGCGCGTTGCCAGAGCGCAGACAGCATTTAGCCCGTGCAATTGATATTATTGCGGATATGGTGTTGATATAGGCGCATTCGAGCAAAAAATGGGCTTTTTTGCGCATACAGGATGGGAATAAAACCATGCTAACACATAAGCAAGAAACATTCAGCCAAGCTGTTAAGCTACGTTAGAATCAACAGGCGAAGCCTTTAGCATCTAAGTAAAATGGAGCAAACCGACTGGATAGCAGAGCAGGAAAAGATAAAGCTCTCAAAAGAGCTGGAGTATTTTATTGTCAAAGCAACCGCAAAAAATACCAGTTTGATGATGACGAAGATAGGCGGCAATATAACGCTAAGTGAGCACTTGATTATTCAGCGCACTTTGCAGGTGGCTAAGTCCTGCCTGTCAGTTACCGAATCAATAAAGCCAGAGACGCAAGAGCCTTTGGTTATTGTTGGAGTCAAAGCCAAGCCACAAAATGATTGAAATACCAGAAAAACTGCTACCTGTTTTTTTAAATGACGACAACATCATTAAGTTAGGTGATGCTGATTTTAGAGGGGCAAGCGGCGGACGTGGTAGCGGTAAAACCGTTTCATTTGTAAAAGTGGCAGCATATCTAGGAGCGGCACAGCGCCTTAATATCGCCTTTGCGCGATACTTTCAAGCATCAATTCAAACCGGCTTATTCGCTGAATTAAAGTGCGTCATTCAAACAGAAAAATCTGATTTTCTGCGTAATAATTACATAGTTGGTAAAAACTACGTTGAGGGTAAAAATGGCACGCACTTTTTATTCAAAGGCTTAGCACGGAATATCCACGAACTGAAAGGGGACGCTAAGCTTAGTATTGTGCTAATCGACGAAGCTGAAAAAGTACCAAAAGAAGCATGGCAGACAATTATACCGACAATCAGAGAAGCCAATAGCGAGCTGTGGGCATGTTGGAATCCACAGGACGAAGATAGCGAGGTACACAAGATATTTATCGCTAATGGAAAAGATGATCCGCGCGTAAGACACGCAGAATGTAACTGGCGTGATAATTTTTGGTTTAGCGAAAAATCAAATCGTGACCGACTAAGGCATTTAGAGAACGACCCTGCAACATACAACCATATTTGGGAGGGAGAATTTCTTGTTCTGTCCGATGCTCAAATCCTTAGTGGCGCGTGGGATGTTCAAGAATTTACCCCAGACTGGAGTTATGGACAGCCGTTATTCGGTGCGGACTTTGGATTTAGCCAAGACCCCAGTACACTTATCAAGTGCTACATTAGAGACGATTATCTATTTATCAGTGACGAGGCATATAGGCAGGGCGTTGAATTAGATGATATGCCCGCATTTTATGATACTATCGATCAGTCAAGAACTGGCAAAATATACGGCGATTGCTCAAGACCTGAAACGATAAGCCACATTAAGAGAAACGGGTTTAGAATAGCGTCATGCAGCAAGTGGGCGGGTAGCGTGGAGGACGGGATAGCGCATTTACGCGGTGCGTATAAAAAGATTATTATTCACCCACGGTGCAAAAATACAATAAGGGAATGTCGCTATTATCAGTATAAAATTGATGATAGGACGGGGCGCATTACATCAACCATAGTTGATAAAGATAATCATTGTTTAATTGCAGGGACGCTAATAACCACTACACGCGGCGATATTCCTATTGAACAGCTAACAACAAGCGACTATGTTTTAACCCGACAAGGCTACAAAAAAGTTTTGTTTGCAGGTATTACAGGTGTAAATATGCCTGTTTTTTCCGTGTCGCAAGGGGGTAATAGCGTAGTATGTACGGATAACCATAAAATATATTTAAGCAATAAAAAGGGCTTCTTTGTTATTGATGCTATGAGTTACAATGATAGCCTGTTAATGCTTAAAGGGCAGTTATTATGGAAACACAAATTATATTTAATGGTAAAAAATATAATCGCTATCCTGACGCAAAAAAATGGCACTCAAGCGAAGATGGCATTAAAAAGCATGGAGAGATTGGCGCAATTGCTTACGCTGAATTTGTGCCAATATCTAAAAAATGCCAACAATGCAACTCCGACTTTTTTACAAAAAAACTTGGACGCACTGATAAATTTTGCTCTAACAGGTGTAAGTCGGCAAACAGGAGAGATAGCGGGAAAGATAGCATTGAAAAAAACTGTCCAGTTTGTTCTAAAGTTTTTGTGCGTTCAAAATACGCGAGAACAAAGACTTGTAGTAGAGAATGCGGGCATAGCTCTCGTGGTCTATGACGTAACGGTTGAAGATACCCATGAATTTTTTGCTAATGGTATATTGGTACACAATTGTATAGACGCGCTACGCTATGCGCTAAACGATAAAATTAAACGACTAAATAAAGGCTCGTTCTAATGTCAATCCTCGACTTCTTTCGTGGCGAAAAGCCAGAACAAGTGTCAGCACTTACCCATGATGACGTTATCGCCTCAATCGGAAAAAAAAACATTGAACCATACCGAGAGCCAACACGGGAAAGCGCGATTAATAGCGCATTATCAGCAATGGCGTGGGCAGTGGATAATGATAGCAACATGCCAGTAAATACAGCGGATGATGCAAGCTCAACGATGGGTATTAGCACCGCGTTATCTCTTGAGGTAGTCAACTGGTACGCTCGTCAAACATTCATAGGGTGGCAAGCGTGCAGCATTATGTCTACACACTGGCTAATTGGACGCGCATGTTCCATGCCTATTGATGATGCGATCAAGAATGGCTGGGAGATAACAAGCCGCAAAAAAGACACCTCGATCGATGACAGTATAGCCACTATTTTGAGCGAGGCTGAGGAGCATTTTGACGTTAGAAAAAAGCTTCACAACTTCGGGGTCTTCGGGCGTGTGTTTGGCGTGCGTGTTGCGATATTCAGGATTGACGGCTACACAGCCGATGAGTACGCCAAGCCGTTGAACTTTGACGACGTTAGCAGTGAGCGTAAATACAAGGGTTTTTCATTGGTTGATCCGCAATATTGCACGCCTGTCATCACAAACAGCTCTGACCCAATAGCCGATAATTTCATGAAGGTGACGTTTTGGCAAGTGGGCGGCATTCGCTATCACCATTCGTTCTGTGTTGAGTACATTCATACGCCCGTGTCGCAAACTATGAAAGCAGTTTATATGAATGCGGGGGGTATTAGTTTAGTTCAGGAAATGTACGAAAAAGTTTATTTAGCCGAGCAAGCCGCATTAGAATCTAATCGACTATTATTCAGTAAGCGCGTTTGGGTGCGTAGTGGTGACGTTGAAAGCGCGTTACTTGACCAAGACGCTTTTGAACAAAAAATGGGGTTTTTCGCGCGTGCGATTAACAACTTTGGAACATTGCTATTAGGCGAAAATGAAACACTCAACAAGCACGAAACAAGCTTGCAAGAAGTTACCAGCGTTATTGGTCAAAAGTTTGAGCATGTTTGCGCGGTGTCTGGCGTGCCGTCCAATCGATTGATGATGACTCAATTAACGGGTTTTGCTTCAAGCGGGGAAGCCGAGGAAAAAATCTACTATGATTTGGTGCGACGCTTACAGTGTAACAATCTTTTGCCAGTACTGGAAATGCACACGCGCCTGACCTTGCTGAGCAACGACCTACCCGATGATGATTTTGTTGTGACGTTTAAACCCGCTGGCGGCATGACCGCGAATGAAATAGCCGATATTAATCTCAAAAAATCACAAACTGACACCGCACTGGCAGGAATACAGGCAATTTCACCCGAAGCGATCGCTGAAAAGTGGGCTAAAGACCCGCACGGCGGTTATGCTGGTATCGATCTTGCTGATTACGCGGCACAGGAACAGGACGACTTTAGCGAGGGTATGGCGGATTTTGGTGGCGATAATGAATTAACTGAATCAGGCAAAAAACTACTATCGGAATAAGAAACAATGCAAGACCTTAGAAACCATCCAGACTACCGAGAAGCGGTAGAGAACTCCTTTTTACAGGGCGCGATAACTGAACAGCAACGCGATGAGCTACTTAAGCCTAAGTATCATGAGCTGATTGCTGAAGCGGTAAACGAGTTTAAAAGCCAGTTATCATGTGATAACGTTGATTTATTTCTGGAGCAATCAAAATGAAAAAGTTTATTTTAGCACTGGCACTAACCTTGCCAGTAATCGCACAGGCTGATATTTGTAGCGATACCGTGAGCGCAATGGTTAAAAGCTACAACTCTGAAAAGTTTTGTGGCGTGCAAAATCGCAATGTGTTTGCGCTCCTGAAAGAATCCTATGCGATACGAGGCTGCAACAAACAGCCGAAAGCGTTACAAGACCGGTGGTCTTATGATGCTAAGCGGGAAGTGAGCGCAATGGTGGATAAGTACGGGCACGATGAAACGTGCTTTATCCTGAATCAAACCTACGAAACAGCGGTTAATATCGGGCGGGTTAGATACTAACTGACCCCACACAGACAGCCCGCCAAGTGCGGGCTTTTTTGTACCTAAAAAAATAATTGTTATGCTATAGCATAATGTCGCTATAATCTAACCATAATCACAGCGCGTAAGGTTATGGCATCAATCAAACAGCAAAACGGCAGAAAGTACCTTGTCGGCAAACCGCTACAATTCCCAGCTTATCGTGGGCGTGATTATTCGCGCGCCATAATGTCCCTTGTTAGTCGCATGACCGCAGAATCGCGCATTGCTTATGAGCAATTGCTCAATAGCCAGTTAGGCGGCGCGGCAACCCTTGTGCGCATGACGGCTATTAATTCTCACTTGCTATCAAAATACAATGAGCTTTTTGCTCAACAGCTACCAATAATGGCTCAGTCCATGATTTTTGGTGTTAATAAATCCAGCAAGTCTGCACTGGCAAGCGGCTTTATCAGCAAAGAAGATTTTGCCGAAGACCAAAAACAGGCGCGTATAGCCAGTATTTCATTATCCAATAAGTTTTTGACTGATGAAAAAATGTACCCGTTATTTGCGGCACAAGTCCAGCAAAACGTAGCCCTGTTTAAAACTATCCCGCCCGTTTATTTTCAGCGAGTGGAAAAGGCGGTGCTTGATTCAATTGTCACAGGGCGCGGTTTTGCAGATTTAAAGCCATTTTTCCAACAGCACAGCAACGGGACTAAAAACTATGCTCATTTGAGAGCGTTAGATCAAACCCGCAAAGCTTACGGTGACATCAATATAACAAGAATTAAAGAAGCAGGCGGCACTGAGTTGGAATGGATTCACAGCGGTGGCGGAAGCCATCCCGATCCGCGCCATGTAAAGCTGGACGGCAAAATCTTTCCAGTTGATGAGCCTCCCGTTGATTATATTACACGCGGGCAAGAGGTTCATTCATGGTGTCGTCGCGTAAACTGCCGTTGCACCGTAGCCCCTGTTATCCGAGTAGCATAAATGAGCAATCGAAAAAAAGACGACTTTGGATTTTTAATAATCGAAAACAACCCAGTGGCAACCGCTGGCGTTTATGGCTATTGGGGAGAGGAGATAGGATTACCTCCACGCGCTGAAATGTACCAAGTTTTACGCACGCCTGAAATGCTTGAAGAAGCCGCGCCGCTATTTGACGGTAAACCTATCGTTTTAGAGCACACATTTATAGGTGGTGATAGTAACTCAATACCAGCAGAGCAAAAGGGCGTTGATGGTGCGCTAAGTGGTGCAACGGTTAGTGGTGGCACTTTGCTTGCCAACCTAACCATTTACACGCAACGCGGTAAGCGGTTTATTGATGATATTACCGCTAGGCGCAAAGCAGAGGGGCGCAATGTTAATTTATCCCTTGGCTATCGGGCTATTTATCGACTAGCACAGGGCGTGTGGAACGGCATCAATTATGACGCAATCCAAGAAATTACCACCGCCAACCATTTGGCAATTTTATCGGGAAACGGGCGCGGGGGTGATACGATCGCCATGCTTGACAGCGACAACAACAGAGAGTCATTGATTGACTTTGAAATTTTAAACAATGAGGATGAGCCAATGGGCGACAACGAAGAAAACCAAGACGAAAACCAATCGGTAGAGGATGAAACTGACGCGGTGCAAACTGCTACTATTCAAAGCCTGTCCGATAAGCTGGACGCAATGTCTACAGTATTAGCCGATTTATCTGAAAAAGTGGCAGCCATTCATGGCGCGGCATCGGCAGCTAATACCGAAGACGAAAAAGCCGATGACAAAGACAAAGACGAAGACGACAAAAAAGAAGTTAGCACCGAAGACGGCGCGGCTAAAATGTCGGCTTTAGCTATCCAGTTGACGGCAGCACACACGGCGGCGGTATCAGTCGTTAAGCCGCTCCTGAATTATGAATGGTCAAAATTACCGACAGCCAAGGAAGTCTGGGCTTACGCAGCTAAAAAGCTGGATCTAAAGGGCGACGCTGAAACAGCCGTTCGCACTTATGCCAATATGAAAATGGCAACCAACACGGCGGACAACGCGGCAACTAAACCCGCGCCCGCCAAAATTCAAACTTCCGGCACTTGGAGCGCACAATGAGCGAGCTACAAACCATCATGAATACAACCATGAGCGAAGGGCAGTTGGGCGAATTAAGTCGATTAATTCCCCATACTGCCAAGGCGATGACCATTGCCAGCGTAACAGCGAGTAATGTTTTTGGGCGTGCTTTTACGACTACCGATTTTATCAATGCTACCATTGGCGGCACTGGCAATTTTGCGGGTATTTTAGGCAGACCACACGAGTCCGCAGCAATCGGCATTCAGTCGGCTAGTGACTACACTGTTATTCGGTATGAGCCGGGCTTGTTGTTGGACACTGGCGCGATTGATGTTGAGATTGATAACGCTGTTTTTGGTGGCTACGTTCAATTCCATCAAACAACTGGCGCGCTGTCTTATGTCGCAACCACTACACCCGACGAAGGCAATACGCTAATTAAAAACGCCCGTATTGAGCAAATTTATCAAACAACAACTGGCACTAAGAAGCTGTGTCAATTACGCATTGTGGGGTTAAACTAATGAGCAGAGAGCATTTGATTACAAGTGGCAATTCGCTTTATGTTGCGGCTGAAAACATTAAGGCGTTTCGCAATAAAGCGGTAACTATCGACGGTTTAAATGATGAGCAAATCACCCGTTTATACGGTGTTGGTGGCAATGCGGTTGCATTAAAAGCGGTAAATACGGCGGACGGCGCGGCGGCTCAAATTGCCAACGGCTCGCCATTGGGTCAGTTTTTGCAATCGTGGTTAGCGGGCAATGTTCGTGTTATTCAAGCCCCGTTAAAAGCCGAAGAGGCATTCGGGGTTATCTCGACAGGCAGTATTGAAACCCAAGCGGTCGTTTTACGAGTGACTGAAAACAAAGGAAAAACGGCATTATATAAAGGTTTAGCCGATGTACCGTTATCTGGCTATAACGTGAATGTGGTTTATCGCAACGCGGTTATGTTTTCAGCCGGTAGCAAAACAGGCACAGTCGAAAGCGCAACGATGGCGGCGGCTGGATGGGATGACCAAGCAGAAAAGGACTACACAACTAATCTAGCGTTGGCGCAGTTGGAAAACGCTATTTACTGGAACGGCTACAACAGCGGCACTGGCAGAACTTTTGGCTTCTTGAATGACCCAAACATGCCCACTCCTTTTGCACTGCCTAATGGTGTTGGCGGTGACAATTTGTGGTCAACAAAAACCTATTTGGAAAAATTCCACGATGTTGAATTGTTGGCGAGTACGCTGGCGGTCAATACATTGGGTTCATTTGACCCATACACCGACGCTTGTGTGCTGTTACTGTCACCCGCTGATTTTGCACAGTTAGGTACGCCTAACGCGCAGGGCATGGGTTCATTGTCTGACCGAATCAAGGAGACATTTAAAGGGATGGAATTTATGTCTATTCCTCAATTAAAAGCCTCTCATTCAGGCGATGACGGCATGTATTTAGTGGCGCGTTCAAAATTGGCTGGCGATTCTAGTACCGATGATGGCGGCGTGGTTAGCCCTATTCGTATCGTTTCAAACTATTTGTTATCAGCAATCCCTAACGCTGATGGCGGTACAGACAAACGTTATTTAATGAAAACAGCGGGTACAATTGTTAAACGTCCGTTGTTGATCGTTGCGGCTTACGGTGGTTAAGATGGCCGGAAAATTTGTAGCGTCACGCAGTGCAACGCCGCTAACTTATGTCAGATACGGCGGGTCGGGTAATATCGTCCCGTTGCGAACGGTAACAATTAACGGGGGGCATGGTTTAACCACTAATTCATTGGAACTTGTTGACGGGGCGGTATTAACGCCCGTTAGCGATGATGATTTGGATTTTTTACTAAGCAATAAGGATTTTTTACGCCATCAAGAGCGCGGATTTATTGACGTTATCGACCATAGCGATGAACACCGCGCGGCTAGTGAGCTGGATTTACCGACAGGATCGCAACCGCTTGATATTAATGCAGCGCAATCTTTAGTTGATGGTATCGCGGCGAATGAAGGCGGCGACGTAGAACTTGAAGAAATTTTACCCAGCGGCAAAAAACACAAACCAGCGGCTAAATGATGATAACTATAGCTTTTGACGCGGCGATTTTTCGTATACAGATACCAGTCTATGCTGATGTGTTGCTATACCCTGATACCATGATTCAGTCGTGGTGGGATATTGCAACTGACTATGTCAGTACGACAGACTACGGGTATTTGTCGGGCAATTCTCGCGTCTTGGCTATCAACCTACTTGCCGCGCATTTAATGTTTACTGATCAGAACCCTAGTGGTGGCGGTAGTGGTATTTTAACCAGTGCCAGTGAGGGGAGTGTGTCAGTATCAATGCACGTCTATACCACTAAAAGCCTATTTTTGCAGTGGCTTTTGTCGTCGCCTTACGGTAGGCAGTTGGCGGCACTACTTACAGCTAAAGCGGCTGGAGGTATTTATGCTGGCGGCGATAGTTTCCAAGGTGTAATTCGTGACAGGGGCGGACGTTTTGGCACTCGATGACTTGGCACAGCGCATTGAAGGTATGACCAATACAGTCGTTAAAGTTGGCGTGTTTAGCGGTCATGCGTACCCAGATGGAACGTCATTGGCTGAGGTTGTTATCACTCAAGAGTTTGGCGACCCTGCCCTAAAAATACCATCACGTCCGTTTATGCGACCTGCATTGCATGACAGTGAAAAAGCTATGGCGAGTGAAGCCATCAAGCAGTTGAGAGAGGGCAAGGAAGCGGATCAAATAGGTAAGTTTTTGGGGGCATACCTTGTCGGACAAATGCGAAAAAAAATAGCACAAATCCACACTCCAAAACTGCGCCCTTTGACCCTTGAAAACAGGTTAGCGCGTGGCGTTACATCGATTAAGCCATTGATTGACAGCGGTTATATGCAAGCATCTTTAAATTTTACCGTAGGGGTGAACGATGATTGATGTTGCTAGACTCGCACAAGGTGCAATACAGGGCGTATTAGCCGATAGAGCCATTGTGATAAAAAAGTACCTAGGTGTTGCCCGCAATGTGGACGGCGAACGAGTACCAACCTACACCACGATTAACGGCCTTGGCAATGTGCAAGCGTTATCAAGTACGGCTTTAGGTTACGCAGAAAAAATGGGCTTGCAAGGCGAATTATTAAGTGTGTACAGCCTTGCCCCAAACTTTTTAACAGGCTCAATGCAGGGCGCAACAGGCGGTGACCTAATAACGGTTGATGGTGCGGACTGGCTAGTAATAACACTTGTCGAATCATACCCGACTTACTGTCACGCGATTATTCAACGGCAGGTAGTGTAATGGTTGCGCTTGTTACCCGCGATAATCGGATTAAAACCCTGCGCGTAAACCTAATGACCGCAATAGCAGACATGACGGGCGCGACGGGTTATGTCGCACCAGAGAGTCTTACGCCTTTCCCATCGGGTGATTTTTTTATAGTCCAGATAACTGAGCAATCGGCACAGGCTACCAACTCAACAACGCACGCTGTCAATGGTACTAGCTTTGAGCGTACAGACCTATTACTAGGCGAGGCCACGGCACAGATTGACTTTTACGGCACTGGCTCACAGGACAACTGCAATACGGCGTTATTATTGTCTCGCAGTGACCTATTAGAGCAATACGGCATCATGCCCTTGTATGGCACAACACCAAAACAGCTACCTTTTACCAATGCGGGAAACGTACTTGTCGAACGGTGGATACTTGAAATAAAATTACAATTTAATGCGAACGCGCTGACAATCGCGCCTGAATTAACAACAGTTACAATCACAACAGAGGTCATTTAACATGCCTATCCCTATTAGTTTAGTCATCGATGTATCATCAACCGTTATTAATAGCGTAGCTCCTGCGCTGTCAATGGACGGATTATTTTTAACCGATAATCAATATCTTGAGTCGGCAACTGTACGCAGTTTTTCAACGCCCAATAGCGTGGGTAATTTTTTCGGCACAGCTAGCGACGAGTACAAAGCGGCAGGGGCTTATTTTCGCGGCTATGATGGCTCGCTAAAAAAACCAACTAACATGCTGCTTTATCGCAAAGATGCGGCGGTAACAGCGGGATGGTTGCGCGGCGGCTCATTGGCAAAAATGACCCTTGCAGAATTACAAGCAATTCCAGTGGGCACTATCACGGTATCGATTGATGGTGCTCCAACTACGTCTAGTTCAATTGATCTAAGCGGCGCGGCTTCTTTTAGTGCAGCGGCAGTATTGATTGCCGATGCACTAATGAAGGAATGCACTTATTCAAGCATCCATAACGCGTTTATTATCACATCAAGCACAACGGGTGCATCATCTAGTGTCGGCTTTGCTAGCGGTGTGATGGCTACTAGCTTGATGCTAACCAGTGCAACAGGTGCGATTATCAGTGTAGGCGGTGACGTATTTAGTTACACCGACACCATGAACGCGATTTTTAACTCAACCCAAAACTGGACGCACTTCACGGCAGTGACCATGCAAACACTGGCTGAACAATTAGAGTGCGCCAAGTGGGCAGAAGACACGCTGTTAAAGGTGGCTTTTGTCCCGCACACGACAGAAAGCGCGGTATTGAATCCATCGACGACAGCAGACATCTTAGGTCAAGCGGCGTTTTATGGCTATAACGGCATTTTCCCGATTTACGGCACTTACATTCACGCGGCGGCACAGCTTGGATTTTTATCATGCCTAGATCCGACTAGTCCCAATGGATGGCGGTCAGTTGCTTACATGACACAATCTGGCCTTGAACCAAGCGTTACATCGGTTGATGATGCGCAAACGCTGATTGATAAAGGTTATGCTTTTGTCGGTGACTGGACTACTCGCACAATGCGACAGGTGTTTGGGTTTATTGGTAAAAATCCATCTAAATATGCGTGGGTTGACTCGTATCTAGGCAAGGTTTTTATTGAGTCCGCAGAGACAGATGCACTGGCTACTTTTATGACCAGCAACGCAGTGTCTAACGATAATACAGGGCGGTTACGTTTAACGAGTGTCATTAACGGCAGTGTGATGTTACCCGCTCAAAGTTCAGGAATTGTTAGTGATGGGCGTAAATTAACGCAAACCGAAAAAGACGAGATTGATGCAATTATGGGCGTGAATGCGTGGCAAGATGTTGAAAATAACGGCTTCCATACCAAGTTCTTCACTGCAAGTGCTAGCGACATATCAACTCGCACGGCACGCGGGGCGGTGGCATATATCTCAAAAGGTTATGTTCACTTTGTTAAGCTCAATAACTACATTTCTATTTAAGGAGTAATGTATGACAGCTTTAAGTAATTCGTTAGTAAATGCCGTTGTTACTCTGACATGTTCAGCGGTGGGCGTTCAAGCAGTACGACTACAACAATTCGGCACAGATGCTCAGGTTGATATTCCTGACCTGTCTGACATCAAAGCAGAAATTACCGTTGATGGCTTTGCCGTCTATTCGGCAATCGCGGCGTTAATGGATTTAACCGTCCATTTAAACGCAGCTAGTTCGTCGGCGCGTGTGTTTGACAGTATTGGTGCGTTAAGACGGTCAAGCGGGGAGGTGGTTTTTATCGAGCAGTTTGACATTGCACTACCTGCAATTGGCAAGCGTTATTCGTTTAAAGATTTGGCGATGGTGTCTTATACGCCTGCCCCGTCTGGTGGTCAAACGCTTAAAAACATGAGCTATAAATTGTCATGTAGCACACTGTCGCTGATGGTTAGCTCTTTGTAGTATAACGATTTAAGCCGTCGGGCGGGGCAATTAACCGAAGCATTCGCCAGCGTTCCCGATGGTTTAATTCAATGGCGATTATTTGACGGACGATAAAATGAGCGACCAACTAATAACAATCGATACAGGTAACGACACGGGCAAAACTTTTGTCATCACCCGTTTTAGTGCGTATGACGAGTGGCTATTTTGCCAAGATGTACGGGCGGCTATGGGTGCGGGGATGATGGGCGCGGGAGAGTGGGATTTGACCATAAGCGTTAGCTCGATGATGGCATTTTTTAAAGCAAAAATCGAGGGGGCGTTACCCGACAGCGAAAATCCAGAACATGATTTACGACGTATGATTAACATGGCTTTGCGCTATGTAAGCACACAAGATTTTAAGCGGCTTAGCGACAAGTTAATGACCACCATTAAATTTGTAAATAACGACGGCAATTATGTTGCTATTATCCCTGATGTGCAAATAACGGACGTTAATACCATCCAGTTGTTGCTGGGTAAATCGCTTTTGTTACACTGTGCTTTTTTAGTGGGCGCAAATCCCTAGACTTGCCGTCTTTGCAATATGATCCGCACAAAAACGCGACTCATGTAAAGCAAACCGTGAATATACACCCCTATTTTAGCCTGTTAATTTCTGAAAAACTGGCAACACTTCACGAGATTAAAACGATTTACACCCTTGAAGACGTGCTGAACTTGTTGGAAGTTATTCAGGTTAATCGTTTCAACGACCGCCTTTTGAGCTGATATGAACATCGAAGAAGCATTAATTATTCTCAAATTTGACGGCGCGGCGGCGACCAATGGCATACGCAATACCCGCACAGCGTTAAATGACCTCACGCGCGGCGCGTCCGACTACGGACGGCAATTAGGCGCGTCGCTGTCTAATGTAGCAAAAGTAACGGCTGAGCTGTCAGTAATGGGGCGCGGTATCGCAACCGCGTTTAATTCTGCAATGTTTATTCCTAATTTAGTCAACGGAACGGCAGAGGCTACCCGCAATATGGGGCAGTTTGCCGCTAATGTGGGCATGAGCGCAGAACGAATTAGAGGATTGCAGCAATTCATGGGGCAGTTGGGTGGCAGCAATGAAAGCACAAATTCTTTTATCGCTGATTTAGCAAAACGCAAAGCGGCATTAGAAAGCGGTTTTGCTAGCCCAATGGATGTAATGCCAAAACAGTTTTTTGCGGGCGGTGGTGATTATAACAAAGCGTTACACGGCACGGCAGAAGAGGCTATTGCCGAATATGCAAAAGTTTATGAAAATCTTAAAAAGCAGAAAAAACAATTAGGTGGTAGCGATACAGAAAGCGAGGCTTATGCCTCACAGCAAATGCTTGAAATGGGCATACAAACGGATATGCTACAGGTGATTAAGCTTGGTAATGTCGAGCTACAAAAGCGAATTGATTTAGAAGCCAAACGCGTACCCTTGCTAGGAAAAGGGGATTTAGAAAACGCTAAAATATGGCGTGAATCGTGGGCGCATATTGAGCAATCGATAGAAAATGCTGGAACGAGTTCGGGGCGCGGCATAACCAATATTGCAGTCGGTAGCGGGTACGTTAAAGCTGAAGCCGCATTCATAGACAAGCAACTTGCAAGTACAGAAAAATCATTCAAAGCAATTGCAAAAATAATTAGCGATCCATCATCATTAAATCTCAAAGATTTAAAAGAAATTATTGCCATTAATCCTCTTTTTGAAAAGTTGTTTGAATGGCTATCTAAAATATCAAATATTAGCCTAGACAATATCAAAAACCCGATTAAATCCATTTATGAGTCAGTATTGCCTGTAGATAAGCAGCAACGCGATCAAAACATAATAGGCAACATGGCGGCGTTTTTAGGTGATAAGGACGCGATAGCAGCAAAGGCTACCATTGATAAGTATGATGATGGTCTGGCACTAGAGGAAAAGCTAAAAGCGGCGGGGACTAAATACGGATTTGATGCTAACAAAGTCCTAGAGATTTATAGCGGCTCAACGGTTGATAAAGATGTTTTATTAGCACAAGCGTATAAAGAGAGCCGATTTAATCCAAGTGCAGGTAGTCCAGCGGGCGCGCGTGGTTTTAGCCAGTTTATGCCCTCCACAGCTAAGGCGCGAGGTCTTGATGATGTTACCGACCCGATAGCAAGCGCAAAAGCGCAGCGCAAGCTAATGGAAGAAGAGTACGCTAAGTATGGCGATGTTAAACTGGCACTTGCAGCGTATAACGGTGGCGAGGGCGGGGCTAATTGGTTATCACAGCCACAAAATAGGCATTGGCTAGATCAGCCAGACGCACGGATAAAAGGCGATGCAAAGCATAATAGTCTTTATCGTGTCGAAACTGCGGACTATGGAAAAACTATTCCAGAGATGGCGGCAGCGAATAAAGCCGTAAACACTAAAGACCTCGTACAACAACCTGCCCCCGCACAAGGAGCGACCATTACAAACAATGTTGAGATTAATGTAAAATCGACTGACCCCCATGGCGCGGCTGTTGAAACAAAAACGGCTATTGAAAACCTTAACAAATCAGCGGCTTATCAATCTGGAATGCAATAATGGCTAACACTCCACTTTTACCAGACACAGAACTACCGACCATCACAGCATCGGCGCGGCGCGTAGTTAATACAGCGGACGCGAGGCGGTTTTTTCTACGTACAATGGCGGGTGATAGCGTGCTGACGTGGGAGGGGACGCTAAGCTATGATTATAATAATCAATCATACGTTATCGATGACCCTATAGAGGGCGATTTTGTATCACGAGACAAAGCACGCTCACCATCGAGCTACAATGTCACAGTCATAACAATTGACCAACAAAACCGCGAATTATTTAAATCACAATGCGAGGCGGCGGTTGATGACATTGAACTCTATCAACTCGTCACACCCGACGGCGTGCATGACAATTTAGCGATTGTTGGCATTAATGGATTTAAAGCCCCCGAGGATTTCTACAACGCGGTGGGCATGACCATTAAATTTAGGGAGGTGCGATTGAATGACCAGACCCGCATTGATAAAACCGCGCAGCCCAACGCGGCTAAACAGCAGCATGGTGGGCAGGTAACAGCCGAGGACGTAGCGCAATGAATGTAATGATCCCTTTATCACCACACCCAAACCAAGTATTCGATGTTGCCTTAAACGGGCAATATTGCACTATTACTCTGTTGCAGCGTACCAGCGGGTTATTTTTTGGACTATCACTCAATGGCAAAAAGATTACCGATAGTGTTCACTGCCAGCATAATCAGCCTGTAATTTTCCCCGATTATCGCGGGTTCATTGGCACTATTCGGTTTATTGATAAGCAAGGCACAAATGACCCAGTTTGGGACGGTTTAGGCACACGCTACGAGTTGCGTTATGTCGGTTAATCTAACTAAAAAACTTATCGAGGTAACTATTGAGTTTAGCAATGGTGGCGAAAAAAAGACCTTTAGCGGCTTGCACATTCAAGCGCACATAGAGGTTTTTAGTGGTGTATCACAAAGCCGTGCAACATGCAGAATTTATGGGATGAATGACCACGACATGAACCGCTTAACTGTCACGGGCGCGATAAATCCGACTAATAGACTGAATAAAATACTGATAGCAGCAGGCGATAAAGGCGGCGTTATGCGCGTTGTTTATCAAGGCTCAATCGGTGTAGCGTTTATCAATGCCAACACACAGCCATCACGGTGCTTTGAGATCCAATCATTCACAGCGTTGGACGTACAACTAACGCCTGTCAAGGCTTCCTCGTTTAAAGGCAGTGTTGCGGTTGCAGATATACTGAAAAATCTAGCCGATGAGGCTGGGCTTAAATTTGAAAACAAGGGCATAACAGCTAATCCGCTTGATAACGCCTATTTTGCTGGTAATGCAATCAATAAAATTAAGGCGTGTGCTAAGGCAACTGGCATTGGCTACCATATCAACGGGGGCGCATTGGTTGTTTGGACGCTGGGGCAAGAACCTAAAAGTGACGTAGAAGTCAGCGCAGACTTAGGCAGTGAGCCGCTTTTAATTGGCTCGCCATCATGTAGCGGCGCGTTTGTCACGTTCAGAACACAGTTTTTTACAGGTTTTAACCTGGCAGAAGAGCTAAAACTTCGGAGCAAATACAATAAACCCGCAAGCGGACGCTGGAAACCTGTAAAAATTACCCATGATTTAGAATGTATCAGCCCACGCGGTGGCAGTGTATGGAGTACGACAGTTGATGCTATGCGAGGAGTCCAGAACGTATGACCGATATTAGAGATTTTAGCCAGTGGGCAAGTGACGAGGGGACAGACCGCGTTAAGATTGACTCGATAGCCCGCGAACATGGGAAAACCGCTTATCTTTGCAAAGTGGTTGCCGTGTCCGAAGTGAAAAAAGAGGGGCGTATCATGACCACGGTTGATATTGAACCGCTTGTCACGCAGTTGTCCACCGACAGTAAACCGATACCGCATGACATTATTTATAATGTGGTATGCAAGGATTTCAGCGCGGGTGACGTGGCGATTATTATTAAGCCTAAGCTCGACGATGTTGGCATTGCGTTAATTTGTCATGACGACATAAGCGGCGTTAAGCGCGGGCTAGGCAGTAAATCCCCCCCCATTAGCCTGAGGCACAATAGCCATTCTGACAGCGTTTATTTAGGCGCGGTTATGAAAAAAGAGCCTAAAACCTATATTATCATCGAAGATGATAAGGTGACAGTACGCAGTAAATCGGTATTATTTGAATCGGAAAGCGTTAAAATAACGGGTAATTTATTGGTAATGGGTGACATTGAATCGAAAGGCACAGTAAAAGCCGCCGTCGATATGGTTATCGGTATTTTCAGATTTTTAACACACGGACACGGCGGCGTTATGTCTGGCTCGTCTAAAACTACACCACCAGTGCCATAGGATATTAACGATGATAGACAGCACAACATTAGGTATTGATAAATTTGGCGATTTAGTCATAGATGGCGGCGGCAATCTGGCATTGTTTAGCGGAGTTGAGCAAGTCGCGCAGGATTGCTGGTTAGGCGTGCAAACCCACGTTAAAGATGTTTGGTATAATCAGCAATACGGAATTCCTTATTTTGATAAAATTCTAGGGTTTTCACCGCCTAATTCATTGATTAGTCATGAGATAAACAAAACCGTAAAATCATTCGACAACGTAAAAACGGTTAGGGTATCAAATATCAGGCTAGACGCAGAAAGACGGCTACACGCTGATATTGACATCACGACCATTTTAAATAATCAATCATTCACGGTTACACTATGACCATTCCTCTGATTACCATTGATAGTTCAGGCGTTCATGTTCCAAGTGAGTACGACACGCTGTCTGGCACAATCGACACGTTCAAAACTACGCTTGGTAGCCGCTTGGAGCTGGATATAACGCGACCTGAAACACTATCAACGCCACAAGGGCAACTGGCACAGGCAATTGCTAATATCACAAGTCGAATTTATGACCTGTACACTTTCCTGATAAATCAGGTTAATCCGCGTTTTGCAAGTGGGCAGTTTCAAGATGGCTTAGCATGGATCAACGGCATAACCCGCAAAACAGCAACACCTACCGTTGTGGTTTTAGAGTGCAGGGGATTGGACGGTACGCAAATTTTAGCGCGTAACTTGCCAAGCGTAACAGGTACAAAAGCCGCTGACATTTACGGTCGCACTTTTACCTGCATTGAGGGTGGCGTTATTAGCGGAGGGGTGGTTGCAGTTGCATTTGAGTGTGACACGTTGGGCGCGGTCACTGTACCTGCTAACACCGTAAATACTATCGACTACACCGTGATAGGATTAGACAGTGTTAATAATTCAACGGCAGGAGTAACAGGCAGAAATGAAGAAAATCAGGCAGAAATGGAGGCGCGGCGATACGATAGCGTTAATGCCCTCGGTAATAGTGTTATTGGTGGCATTTATGGGGCTGTTTTTAATGTCACTGGCGTATCTGATCTATGGGTCGATGAAAACTACTACAGTGAGCCAACAATAAGGCGAGGAGTAATGCTATCACCGCACAGCATTTTAGTATGCGTGTTAGGTGGCTCTGATGTTGACATAGCGGATGCAATTCGCAAAAGTAAAACAGCAGGGGCGGATATGAACGGCGATGTTGCAGTCTATAATGATGATGGTAATCTTTACTTATTCTACCGACCTACACCGATTAATTTATATGTGCGGGTAAAAGTAACCGTCCAGCAATTGCTACCCAGTGATACGACAATCCAGATAAAACAAGCGGTTTATGATAGCGCGATAGGCATACAAGGGCAAAAACGCGTATCGATAGGCGAGCGCGTGCTTGCTAATCGGTTTACTGCTTTTGTTCAGCAGCGCGTGCCATTGGCGGAAATTCAGGACATTGATGTATCGATAGATGGCGGCTTATCATGGCATGATTTAGCAATAATCAACGGTAATCAAATTGCCGTTGTTGACACGTCTTTTGTGCAGGTTTTGTATGTTTAATTATCAAACTCTATCGACATTTTTTAATCGTGACACGTCACTAACTCGTTTAGTTAATTCAATTTGGGATAGTTTAGACCCTGAATATGTAAAGGCTTCATGGCTGTTTAACTTTTTTGATATAGACACAGCGACAGGCTATTGGCTGGATTGTTGGGGCGTTATTGTTGCGTTGCCGCGCGGTATAAAAATACCGTCGAACGACTGGTTCGGGTTTTACAATTCGCCATTCAGTCCATTTGATACGTTCCCGTTTTGGGACGGCTCGCCAGATCAAAACACAATAATGATGGACGATGACTTGTACAGACAAGCCATAAAGGCAAAAGCTTTAGCCAATAGAAGCGGACGCAGTGTAGGCGATATTTTGGCAGTTTTGGATTTATTGGGGAATAGAAACTACGTCTATGACAATCGAGATATGACTATATCAATAGTTGTCTATACGAGACTAGTGCCAATTGAGTACCAATTTTTAATCGTTAATGACGGGCTGCGACTTAGGCCTGCGGCAGTCGGATTTAATGTTGAGTTGCGCGGCAGTGAATAACTTTTTAGGACATAAAAATGAATTTTAATACTTTAGTACGATATGTAAAGGCTTTTGCCGCAGACGGCACGCGCACAGTAATACCCGATACTGGCGATACTGGTCGAGCATCAAGAGAGTCAGGTTTCCCGCCTGAAACCGAGGGTTTTGGAGCGCAACCTCCACTACGAACCGACATGAACGGCGCGTTACACGACACGGACGCGGGTATCGTTGCGTATTTTTTTGGCAAGTTTTTTAAATTTAGCGGGGCGTTATCAGCGGCGGGCGGCGGCTATGCCATTAACTCATTGGTCGTGAGTGATGATAACAAATCGTTGTGGCTGTCCCAAAAAGACGACAACACAACAGACCCTACTACAGTTGACCAAGTTGACTGGGTAAAAATTGGAGGTAGCATTGGCGGTGGCAATCTTATAAATATTGTCGCGTATGGTGTCGGTGCGCATACATTTATAAAAAACTCGCGTACAAGTTTTATTATTGTTGAAATAGTCGGCGGCGGTGGCAGTAGTGACGGCATACCAGAGACCGGTACACAGTCGGGCATATCCAGTGCCGCAGGGGCTGGTGCTTATGCTAAAGTGCTGTTGACTAGTGATCTTAATCAAATAGTTACCGTTGGTGCGGGCGGTGTGGCTGGCACAGGTGGTGCGCAAACAGGCGCAAATGGTGGGGGATCTGGTTTTGGCGGATTAATTAATTGTGCGGGCGGTAACGCGGGTTCATACTCATTGATAGTTGGCGCGGGCGAGTACCCAAGAAACACGCCGATAACAAACGATACTGCATTTCCAGTTGTAACCGCCGGTGTAATTTTAGGCACATCCGCAGGTGTGGGCGGCGAACCAGCAATTGTAATTGGTGCTGAAATAGCAACATCTATACGCGGCGGTAAATCATCATTTAGCGGCAGCGCAGGCGATGGCGGGGACGGTGTTTTTAGTTATTGGCACTCGGCAGAGCAAAATGGTCACGAGGGGTTTGACGGCGCGTGTATAATTTACGAATTTAGTTGAGGAAAAACGATGCCAATTCCAAAAGAATTTTTATTAAATGACGGGGTGACGTATGCTCCTGCATTTGTACCTATAAATCTTGATGGATCGATAATTACGGGGGGTGGCGGCGTGGGTGGCGGAACAGTAACGATGGTGCGTGGCAATGGCACGGTAAACGGATTAACACTGACAGGAAATGTCACAACAAGCGGTAATTTAACGCTTGGAGGCAATTTAACGCTTAATACGATCAATGGCAACGTGGGAACTTTTGGCAATGCCACTACTATCCCCGTCATTACTGTTAACGCAGAGGGCTTGACTACAGGCGTTTTTCAAACGCTGATACCTGAAGTAAATGCGGGAGTGACTGGATTATTAACCCCAGCGGACTTTAACGAGTTCAAGGCAAAAGGCACGTCAAATCTAACGGTAGGGACGGCGGCAGGGACAGCTTTTGATGGGGCATTAGGCGCGGGTGCAACTTCCAATATTACAGCACTACAGGGCAATGTATCCAATTTAACAACGGATGTTAATGCGCTAAATTCTGCAATGCGCTATATCGGTGGTTGGGATGCGAGTGCCGGTGTGTTTCCTGCTGGCTCACAGGCTGGATATGTTTATTCTGTAACCGTTGATGGCACGGTGGGCGGGGTTGATTTTGTTGCGACTGATAGACTACTATCCATACTCGATAATGCCAGCACAACAACGTATGTGGGTAACTGGCTCAAGGAAGATTACACTGACAAAATCGTCAGTGTTAATGGGCAAGTTGGGGCGGTTAGTTTAACGACTGCCAATATTTCAGCATCCGCTGACAAGAATTATGTTACCGATGCAATGCTGTCAAAAATTAATCAAACAGCGGCGAATGCCAATGTGAGTTTTGTGCAGGGCAATGGCACTGTAAATGGATTAACATTGACGGGGAATGTCACAAGCGGCGGTAATTTGACACTTGGAGGCAATTTAACAGGCACAGCCAGCGGATTGACAGCGGGTAATGTCACTAATATTCCTGCTTTGTCAGGAGCGATTACAGGCAATGCGACAGGAGTAACGACGCTAACCGCTAATGGCACAACTAGCGCACAATTAGCGGCTTCTCTCACCGACGAAACAGGAACAGGATTAAACGTATTTAACACCAACTGTGCGCTAGTCACACCGAGCCTAGGTACACCGAGCGCGTTGAACCTAACCAATGCAGTTAGCCTTAGCTTAACGTCGGGGGTATCTGGTGTTTTGCCTGTCGCTAACGGGGGCGTAGATCAAACGGCATGGGCATCATGGACACCGACATTTACTAATCTAACGCTGGGCAATGGCACAGTAGTCTCAAAATACAAAACGATAGGGAAAACGATATTTTTTCAGGTACTTGTCACACTGGGAACAACATCCAGTATGGGTACAGACCCGTTTATGACGCTACCCGTGACAGGGGCGACCGCCCCATCTGCACAGTTTGAAATTGCAGTAGGACGAATTAGGGACGTTGGAACTACTCAGTATGACATGACTGTTTGGATGTCTAGCACTACCACAATAACTATGAAAGCAGTCGCGTCGGGAGGAGCATATACGGCGATTACTGCAACCGCGCCACATACATGGGCGGCTACTGACCAGATTTTATTCCAAGGTTTTTACGAATCGGCATAATGTCAATACCTTAAATTTTTGACATAAAAAAGCCGCTATCAATAGCGGCTTCGGATTGTTGGACTTGGTGATTATTTCAGCATGGATTTGGCAGTTGGGTGTTTCTCAATAACAGACTTTTTATTGTTCATTTTGCCGCCTTTTTTGGGTATTTCATTCGTAAATTTGATATTGATATTGCGCTGTAGCAACCATCATCAAATGCAACTAGGTTTTTTCTAACCCATGACCTTTTAAAGTCTTTGTTGCATTTTGACCATCCGATTAGTGATAATTCCTCGACAACATCACCCGCTTTAGCCCGCTCGAGGTCAAATGGCAGAGCGGCTGATAGTTTGCGCCTAACATCGACACCAGTAGACACCAATGCCTGTAGCACCGTCAGATTGCTATTTGCTGTAGCCCATTCGTATTCATTATGCAATGGATTGTCGTAAATTAACCGCGTTTCCCACATTAAATACTCGTCACCACCATGCACTTTTACGCCGTGGTCAAATAGCTCTGACGGTGGCTTTGTTTTAATATCACACCATCCGACAAGCTCGCGATTTAACTCGTCATTTGAAGAAAATCTTAGTCCTTTGTCGTCGGTAAACCGCTCATAAGTATCGTCCGCGAATTCTTCAATTGCTTGCTGTACTTGTTGCCCAATATTCATTTTGACACCTGCGGCAGTGGTAGCCATTTTTTATAATTGTCACGCTCAAACTCAGCGACAAGGCGCGCGCTAAAAACCTTTCCGTTATTTTTATGTACCATAATATCAACAAACAGCGGCGCGTCTTTCATATCCTGCCAAGGCGCAAAATCCCACCATTCGGCGGCTGTTAGTGGGGTTAGTTCGTCAGGATCATAAACATGACGTTTTGAGCGGTCATCAATAACTAGTTTGATTGAGCATGATTTTTCAGTTATTCTAACAATTGACCCGCTTGATTTTTCTTTGCACAACACCCCATTTTCAGGGATGTTTTCGTGCCATTTTTTGTTCATAAATCCCCCGTTGCTCACATTATTGGCAAGGTGAGCAAGTTACAAATTATTGTTAAACGGCAGCCTGAGCATTGACCGCTCGCAATACCGATAGATGTTGCTGCGCTGCTTGTTCGGTCGAGTGGATTAAACCGTTTTTTAATGCATTAATATCCCAGTTGTCATTATTCCATTCATACTTAATAATTTTAAATGATGGGTCAATGCAATAATACTCCCGACCAAATTCCAAATCACCGCGCACAGGCTCAGGATATTCCATAATAACGCCATTTATCGTGATTTTGCAGGCTCTTTCTGGCTTGATTACTGATAACTCTGTGTTTTCCATTGTAAATTCCTTGATTAGCTGTTTAATTAAACTGCTCTAAAATCGATTCAATCATCAATTCTGCTTTCGTTATTCTCGATAGCAGAAAATCAGCATCGGCTTGAACTAAATCAAAATGATGCACGAATAAATCGTTCGGCGCGGTTTGGCGTGGATCAAACGATGCGAACATAAACTTATCGACTTTTGCGCACATCATTTGCAGGGTGGCTTGCCAGTAGTACAGCGGATAATCGCGTTTGAATTGGGCGAATGACTGAATGTTTTTGTAGTCTATGCCGTGGATTCGGCGGTTGAATGGGCATTTAATATCGAGGACGAATTTTCGATAGTCGATATATCGGCGTTCGTAAACCAGCGAGTCGGGCGTTGCGCCTACTTTTTCAAAGCCATCCATCAAGATAAACTCTTGATCTTCACAAGTGGCGCGAAAATCTAGCGCGGGGTATCGAGACTTTAGTGTCTCAACAGCAAAAGCCTCCTTAGCATTTCCCCACCGAGTCGCTTTATTACCAAAAGAAACATCGGACTCTTCACAAAATCCCGTTAAGCGCATCATTGCAATTTCTTCAGCCCACGTTACCGCCCCTTCTGGCAAGTCGTCATTAACCATTCTATCTAGCTGTTTTTTCTTAGATTCACGCGATTTTTCAGCGGCTTTAGTGCCACGGGTAGACGTGGATATTTGATAATCCAATTCCTCTATTTCCAGCTCCAAAGCCGCGATTACTTGATGGTCTGGCTGATATGTTGCCAGTGTTGCGACGTGCGACGCACTAATAAAGCCACAATGGCTTTTTGCGTGGGTGATTTGTTCGTTTTCAGGCTCTACCAACTTGATAACTTGCTGTCTACTTGTGTCTAGCCCTAAAAACTGGTTTAATAATTCTTGTTCGTTCATTGTTTTATCCTCAAAAATTGCCGCGCTATGGTTCAGATAACGCGGCTTTTACGTTAGCCGTTCAGCAAAACTTCAATATCAAAAGTTCTTGATTTAAAGGCGTTGGTCTTATTACGGATCTCGCCAGTGTAGGTGATTCTAACCATCGTTCTGCTATTGCCTAAAATTACATACCCCCGTTGAATTGCATCCTCGATAGTTGATACCGCCCGTTTTGCAGACAGTGACCAACGCATGATTTTTGGGTTTCCGTCTTTATCCTCCCCCAATGATGCTAGAGAAACTGATTTAACCATTTCTGTTAGACCTTGCCTATCGGGATTCATGCTTGGGAATGGCTTCATGCCAATGCCTATAACAACAAAATCCATAAATTCCCCCAATTCCAGCTCTAAGTTTTCCTCATTTAACTTAATCGGCAGGGGTGCGGACGATGATGTATCAGGAATCATTGCCCCATTATTTAAATCACTTTGCTCAAGCTCTTCCGCTGTGTAGCGACTTGCCAGTGGGCGTTGTTGCGTTGCAACTGCGTTATTCTGCGCGGTCTCTGTGACTGCTACTTGTGTGTTTTCGCTCATAAATAAATCCATCGTTGTTGGTGAAATAACTAACTGGCTTAAGATTAGCCGATAAAATAAAAAGCCGTTGCGACCATTGCAATCAAAAACCCCGCTATAATCCCGTATGCTAACGGCTTCATGTTTGCGTCAAAGTTATCCGATTGACCGAAAAATTCTTCAGGTGGCGGTGTGTGGCGCGGTTGATGCGCTGGGGCGTTGTTTTTGCAGTCGAATCCGACGCGGACACGATTAGCTCCATGCAGTTTCTTTTGTTGCGATATAGTTTGCATTTTTATATCCTGGTTATTACGCGACGTTTCGATATTCGACAGTCGCAAATTGATTGTTAATTGCCCGTTTTAATCGACTGACTGACGAATCAGTTATGCGAGACCAAAGCCACGCAAGGTCTTCAATAACCATTTCAGCATCGTAGCCTTGCTCAATGCCGAATAAAATTATTTTCTTGATGCTCGGCAGTACGTCATCGATAACCTCAAAATCCTCAACGCTGTTTTCGTGTTCGCTATCGAACGGATTGAAGCTGTCATAACTAGCTTGATCGCAGTACATTACACAGCCTCCGCATAACTCGTATAAGACAAAACACCAAGAGGCAAGCTTACCCGCCCTTGGTCGTGACATAGAATGTCACCGATTGCCCGTTTATCGCCCAAAACCATTGAAATGGCCTGCTCTTTGTCCCTTGCAACGCAGTAGACGCTTATCGACTGCTCGCCGATGAATAGCGCGTAATCTGAGTTTGCGACAACGAGAGACACGAAAAATATAATGTTCATATTCACCTCGATATTAAAAAATGCCCACCGCTTCCAGTGGGCTAGGTAAGTGGCGGAGCGTCCGCCGATTTTTAAATTAACAACACGCTAATAATTGATCGACAGCCGGCTTAAAATCAGCCTGTCTACGCAACCACACCGCCATTCTGATACATCCGTTCACGTCCCCGCTTTCGCGCATCAAATCCTGCCCCCCGTGAGCTTTGATAAATGCTTTTGTATGTGCTGTCGGGCGCAGGTATTGTACTTTTTCACCGCCGCACACTACTAAAACAATTCTATACCCGCGATTTTTGCGATAGTGATTGGCTTCTGAGTCGATAAGCATGTCACCAGATTTTAGCTCCAAATCCGCCCCGCGTTTTAGAAATGAAGCATTGATTCTTGTGCCATCTAATTGTTGGTCTTCTGGAACTTGTACACACCACCATGAGCAGCGGCTGTCTTCGGGTTTTGCTATGTATGTTATGGTTGGTTGTATTTCATCCGCCCATTTTTCAATGTCTAGCGTTGCTAAATCGTCAAGTGCTGTGCGTGCTTTTTGCCCGGCAACAAGCTCATCACATTCAGCCAGTTCTTGATCGACATCAGGTGCTTCAACATCATTACTCACTGGCAACTCAAACAAATCACCCTTTTTCACAGCGCTTTCAGTTTCGACAACATAACCACTCAATTTTTTAGCTGATTTTTCAGCCAAATCTAGGCTTTTGTGGATACTTAAAACTTCGCCAGAATTGGCTAATACGATAAATTTACTCATGACACTCTCCAGATAATTACAATCATTTAAGCCGACTGCTTGGCCTCGCCCCGTTTGGGCTTTTTATTGCATTAAATCTTTTATGTAGTCGCTAGCACTCAATACGCCAGCGACCACCTTAAACCCCAGCGTCACTTTGTCGTATGATCTAATGTCCCGATCGTCTTGAAATGACCATGACATATCACCGTAAAAAATCCAACATGAATAATGAGGGTTGGCTTCTAGCGTTTTTACAAAATCTGCTGGTGTGTAGACAGTTTTGTCGTTTGCACTATATGTACGTAAAAAATCACCTATTGTTCTCATGACACTCTCCAGATAATTACAATCATTTAAGCCGACTGCTTGGCCTCGCCCCGTTTGGGCGTTATCAAATCCAACTTATTACTGCATTTGATTCGTCGATTTCTTGACCGTCTATTGCGTTTTCTATGTAAATCTTGCCCATTAATTCATGGACACCGTTATCGTAGATCGCAGTGATAAGGCCGACCGTCCAGTCTGTAGCGCTTGCAAACACTGTAAATCCCAAACCCTCTACGTCTTTTACCGCTTCTAAATATGTTGTCATTATTGCACCTGTTAGTTTTATTAAATTTTCTTGCTTCCTTGGCTGACGATTTTACACGAATTTTTAATTACGTCAACAATTATTTAATTATTTTTTAATGAAAAGATAATTATTTTTTAATTGCTCTATATATATGTCATAATACGCCCTCTTTTAAAAAAAAACAGGGGCAATACAATGGATAAAAAAACGATACTAAAGCGATACAGCGGCAAGCGCCTTGCGGAAGTAATTTTTGATGGCGTGACGGGTATCTCTGCTGCACTAGGTGGTAAGCCGTGCTATCAGGTGATATGGGCATGGCGTAACAATAACATCCCAGCAAAGCACCGAGCTAAGCTTGTTGAAGCGGCACGGGGCAAGGGCTTTGATGTTGAGGAATTTAATTTTAGGGGTGATTTATGAGCAACAGCAAAGTGACGTGCGATCAATGCCAATACTACACGCCATCGGCAGTGGGAGGAAACGGGGATTGCACGCAGTGGGACAGCCAAATTAAACAGGGCGTATCAGTACAACAAAACGCCCTGTTTTATCGTGAGCAGTTGGGCGGTGATTCGCTATACTCGAATTGTGAGTTTTTAGCCGACGAATATCGTAATTGCAGGGTGTTTGCAGGCCGCTATGCGTTTGTGGTGGGTGATTGAAATGAAAATAGAAACACCATCACAGCGAACGGCGCGACGGAACAAAGAAGCCCAGCAAGCCGAAAGGTCGGCTAAAAAAGAACTTGGTGAGATAGCGGTGATTTATAACGAAAAGCCAAAAGATGACTTTAAGGACCATACGCCGCTTTATCGACATCGTAGCAGTTGATAATAAATAAACCCGCAGTTGTTGGAGCGGGTTTTTACCTATTGATGTTGATGTTTTTGTTTTGTGGGTGTATATTGCGCTATCGTATCGTAATAACACAAGGGGTTAAGAAATGAAAAAGAAGAAATTGCTGCTTAGGCGTGATGCAATAATAACTGGAAAGTCCATGTACTTTACTGGTAAACCGTGTAGCCATGGTCATACTTCACATCGTTACACTTCAACTGGACATTGCTTAGAGTGCCTAAGACTGAGAGCGGTTAATGATCGCATTGCCATTAAAAAAGGGCGCGAACAGGCGGTGATTCATGTTTAACTTTAATAACGAGCTTAAATGCGCTTACTGCGGCGTGGCTGAGGAAATAATGACCGTAGACCACATTCACCCTACATCAAAAGGAGGATCAAATCACAAGAGCAACAGACGTATATCCTGCAAGTCTTGCAACTCAATGAAGCACAACAAAAGCACCGATGAATTTAGGGAATTACTGGGGCTAAAAGCAATGGGCTTGCACGAAATAATAGGTCTTCCGACATACAAAAGACTGAAAGATTTTGGCGTAGATATGCCTGAAATCCCTCATATTAAATTTCACTTTGAGTATTAGCAGTGGCGATTATCAGGGTAAATCACACGGCGAATTTTACAGTTATCAGCAATGATCTGATAAATGACTCGCGCCTTGATTATAGAGATGTTGGCTTATTGGTTTACCTGCTATCAAAGCCAGATAGTTGGGAGGTATCAGTCGCTCACTTGCAGAAGATTAAAAAATCAAGCCGTGACGCTGTTTACGCATCCCTAAAATCGATTATTGCCGCTGGTTACGCGACAAAGAAGCCAAACCCTCATGGTGGATATGATTACCAGGTTTTTGAATGTCCGCTTACGGATATTCCGCTTACGGATATTCCGCTTACGGATATTCCGCTTACGGATATTCCGCTTACGGATATTCCGCTTACGGATATTCCGCTTACGGATATTCCGCCACAAGTAAATACTGAATACACAACAAAACCTGATGTTAAGAAAATACTGAAACAGAAAGCAAATACTGACACACACACAAAGCAACCAGAACCCAAAAAACCAGCATCCCCCGCAAAAAAGCCGCGTGCGTGTTCAGTAAAAAATTCTCCATTAATTTTGAATGAAGAGCAAAAGCAATGCAGAGAGTGGGCACTAACTATCCCTTTCTGGCAAGCGCAGGTATCAACAGAGGAACGCTTTAGCCAGCTCTATGCAATGGCAACACCCAGAGGCTTAAAAGCCCAATACGAAGAATTTCAGGCAATAAAAAGCCTTGGAAGTGCATCGAACACTAGCCAAGGCTTAAATATAACTCAACTCAACGGTGGAAATTATGGCACAAAACCAACAAGACAACCAGCCTCAACACAGCATTTCAGCGACCCAAGCTACTACTCAACGGGTAGTACGGATTTTTGAGAGTGATCAAGATCGCGCGGCGTTTGATGCAGAAGTGACTAAGGCTAAATTAGCCTTGCCGATTATCAGAACCAGAAACGATTTAGAGAGAAATAATCGCATGATGGCATTTAGTGAATTGGCAATGGACTTTTCAAAAGATAAAGGGATTACAGAGGCTAGAGAATGTGAGTTTCATGGTGATTATTTAGCGACTGTCCTTGTGTCACTGCCCAGTAAAAACGTATTTTCTTCATGCCCTGATTGCGTAGCAATTAAAAAACAGCTTGATAATGATGAATTAAAAGCTAAGCGGCTCGCAGAGCGTAACGCAAAAATGCAGAAGTTGGTCGGCAGCACAGGCATTCCAAAGTTCTTTGCCAAGAAAACTTTTGAAACCTTTATTTCAGCAAGCGAACAGCAAGAATCCGCAAAGCTCAAATTTATCGATTTTGCCGCGAACGTGGGCAATGAGGGCTTCGGTAGCTTCTTAATCGCTTACGGCTCAACAGGCGCAGGAAAAACGCATTTAAGCGTTGCTACTGCGATAAGTGCGGTATCAAAAAACAATACAGTGCTTTATATGCTTGCCAGTGATGTTATTCGGGCATTGAGAAATACATGGACGCAGGGATCAACAAAAACCGAAACACAGGTTTTGCATGAACTAGCAACTGTTGACCTGTTGGTGATCGATGAAATCGGCGTGCAGTTTGGCACTGAGTCCGAGCAAAACCACTTGTTTGAGGTGATTAACAATCGAATGTTAGAAGTTAAACCAACTATTTTAGTGACGAATTTACTGCTTAATTCGCCCGATGATAGCGTTAAAACCCTTAGAAATTACCTAGGCGAGAGAACCTATGACCGCATGCGCGAAGTGGGCATGTCCATTTGTTTTGACTGGCAATCGCACAGGGGTATGAAATGACTACCCAGCTCTACCGCCAAAAATCCACGGGCATAATCGTGGAAATAGTAAACGACACCTACCAGAACATTGTCTTTTTTCGCAATCACGACACCCCGCACGTCGTTGGGCATCGTGGACTTCGGCAGTGGGCGGAGCAGTTTGAGGTGATTAAATGCGGATAGCCTACAGGAAATACATCAAGTCCGAATGTTGGAGACTAAAAAGAGGTCAAGTGCATTTTAGAGACAAAGGTGAGTGCCAGGCGCGTAAAAACGGCATCCAATGCAAGGCAAGGACTAGGGAAGTACATCATTTGCGCTATCCGCGTGTGCTTGGTACAGAGCCGCTTGAGTGGTTAATGCTTTGTTGTGATAAATGCCATAATGCGATTCACGCAGGGGTTGATGGGTATGAGCCTGTTTATCCAGTTAAGTAATTGTCGCGACCACATGCGCGATAATTAAAAGAAAAAGGCGATGTATTTATATTCATTGAATAAATTTACATGCAATATGATATAATGTATTTTATTTCAATTAATGAGATGTGTTATGGAAAAATTAGTAAGCCTTTATCAAGGCAAAGAAGCGCGGGTTAGTACGTTTAACATTTTTGCGGGTTTTGGTTATGCGGAACACAGAACATTCAAGCGATTAGTAGCAAACAACATGGATAGTTTTTTAAAATACGGGAAAGTATTAGAAGCACTTCAAAGTGCTTCAAATAAAAAGAAAGGTGGGCAAGAAAAAAGTTACTTTTTGAACGAAGAGCAATTTATGTTGCTAGTGACTATCTCAAAAACGACACCAGAGAGCATTGAGTTAAAAATGCGTATCGTTAATGAGTTTTTCAGAATGCGCAACGCCCTTGCACAAGCCATGGCAAACCGAAGCAATCAAGATTGGGTAAGCAGTCGCAAAGACGGAAAGCGGGTATATTTCCAAAAAACGGACGTGATTAAAACCTTTGTGGATTATGCGACTGAACAGGGAAGCCAATCCGCTAAACTGTATTACTGCAATATTGCCAAAATGGAAAACGCCGCGCTGTTCATCCTTGAACAAAAATACCCGAACGTCAGAGAGTTTTTAAATGTGCGTCAATTGTTCCAGATTGCAACCGCCGACCAGATTGTTGAAAAAGCCTTGCAAGATGGAATGGAGCAAAAACTTAACTACAAAGATATTTATGCTCTTGCAAAAGAGCGCGTTATTCAATTCTCAAATATCATCGGCAAAAGCCTTGTCGTTGAAATGCAAGAAAACCTGAAAATTAATTAAGGAATTTAAAAATGGCAACTAATAAAAACGACATGCAAACAACCGACATTCTCAACAGCGAGCCAATGATTGCCAATTTAGCATCGATTAGCACAAAGCTAAAAATCAGCAAAACAGCAGAAAGAAACACGATTGAATTTAAGCTGACTGGTATTACGAACATACACGACACCGCGCTATTTAGACCCGTTCACTGGGCTGTAGCAGTGGGTGAATGGCTTTGCCGCGTATGTGGTGATGACCCAAACAATGCTCATCGTGCATTAGTGCGAGTGCATGAGTCGATTGGTGAATCAACGCTAGATGACGCAGAGGGCAAAGGGCTTTACGACACAGGCTTAGGCGTGGTGGACAGCAAAGGCGGTGAAGTAAGCGGCACTTTTACCTGCTCGACTGGATTGACTGACGCTATGCGCATGACTGACGGACACATCGAAAATATTCTAGCGCGCTGGTTATTGTCTATTTGCAATGATTATATTTACGATGCGGGCGCGTATCTCAATGACGGCTATATGCGCGTGGTCGCAGAACAAGAACCTGCGCCAGAAGTTTCCGTAAAATTCAGGGTGACAAAATGAGGCGCGGGTGTTTTGATGGCTGACACCTAGTGCCATAAATAATTAAATACGCCTAACAGCTCTTCAGCCTGTTGCTTTGCCTACTCCTAACTGACCCGCAACTCGCATTCCAGCAAGTAGCGGTTTTTTTTTCGTATCAATTACTTTTTAATTGTGTTGACAAAACAAAATAAAAGTATATAATCTTTAGCCATGGGAAGCAAGAAAGCAACCCGCCGACCTGACGGACTCAGGAATTAGGGGAATATCATGAAAGCATTAAAAATTGAACTGAGCAACACAACTGCAATCGAATCGGCATTGCACTCAGTAAATGGCAGAAGCGCATCACATAGCTACACGACTTTTGAAGAAGTGGTAAAGATATCAGAAAGATTTGAACAACGAGTTTACGACATTCTTGGTAGCAAAAAAGAAATGGTTGGCGCAGTTGTTCGAAGCGAATCTGGATCAAGTGTAGCAAAAAGTTATAAAGGGAAAAGAGCGTCTACGGTTGTCGTACTTGAACGCAAAAGCACAGGATGGTTTTTGGTGTCAATAAATCGTGGCGAGTTATGGAATGACGGCGGCAGAGAGTATCTAACATTAACAGCGGCTCAGGACGCGCGGGCTGTTGAAGTGCTGCGTAAAAACTACGCGGTATCAATGGAGGCTTAAAATGAAACTGCACGGCAACACCGGCAACAAAAACGCAGAAAAACCAGAGCAAGAAAAGCTGGACGCTAATTTTCAAATGCGATTAACGACTGCGGATAAAAACAAAATGATTAGAAATGCAAGGGGGCAGAGCCTTGCAAAATTCATACTCAGTCGATGCTTGCCTGAGTAAACCGCCAGAAAGCATAAAAAGCCGTCATAGCGACGGCTTTTTTTTGCCTAAAATTCCATTTATGGTACTATTAATTTATTTTCGGGATTTTTTGTTGTGGCAGATACAGACAGTGATCGCATTTATCAGTTGGCAATGAAGCAGGTTGAGACCAATACTAACTTGACAAATGCACAGCATGATATAAATACAATCGCTAGCATACAGCGGCAGGATGTTGTTGAGCTAAAAGCCGCTGACGAAAGAATCGAGTTAAAAGTTGACTCGCACGCAACGGATTTTAAGATTTATAAAGTGGTTATTGGGTTAATTGGCTCACTAATGTTGGGGCTGGTTTATTTGGTGACGTGGATTATTGAACACATAGACACACTGAGGAGTATGACGAAATGAAATTATGGATCAAACAGCGGTTGTCCGAACCGTCTACATGGCGCGGGTTAATCCTCTGCGCAACAGCAGCAGGGGCAACCATTAGCTCCCAGTGGACTGACGCAATCATCACACTGGGCATTGCCATTGCTGGCGGTATTGGCGTAGTGAGTGCAGACAAATGAACTGTGAGCCAATAAAATTACTTGTGAATGCTGGAATAGGTATAGCTGCAATAGCGGGTATTTTGTGGGCATCGGTAAAATTAGCAGGACAGCGGACAACGATGCTATTAAAGAT